CCTTTATCAGAGGTCGCTAAATACTCACCAACCCCGTTTAAGCCCGAACTATTGGAAATGATGCGCAAGTCAGAACAGCAGGAGGCTCAGGCCGCTCAGGCCGCCCAACAACAGCAGGAGCAAAATAACCAATTACAGCAGGCAGTAACCAGTTTACAGGTTGCACAGGGAATTGAAAGTATTGCCGATGCCGAAGAGAAGCGAAGTGAGATACCTTTAAATCGCGCAAAGACCCTGACGGAGATAAACAAAAATCTCGCCAGCCCATTATTGGATTTGATAAGAGAACAGGTCAAACTGGAAATAGCCAGAGAGAAGGTGCAAAATGCTCAGACAAGCACAAATACAGCTTCATAACTTTTGTAATAAGTTTAAAAAGAGAAAACAAAAGCCGTTTATTATTGGGCCGAGACTGACGAAAGAAAATGTCTGCACAAGCGGCATCTTAGAGATGACAGCCAAACAAAAAGGTTGCAAGGTTGAAGATTTAGAATCTAAAGTCGATAAACACGGCAACGTGCATGTAAGGATAAAAAATGAGACTTCCTAAAAGAGTGAAGATAAACGGTATTCCTTTTGACGTCGTTAAAGACCCAAAGACGATGGGCGGAAAGTTTTCTTATGATGATACCAAGATAGAGATTGGGACAAAGAAACTTGCTGACTGTGAGGTTTTGGAAAACTTTTTACATGAGGTTGCTGAGATTAGTATGGTTGAGCGTGGTATGCGTTCTGCAAGATGCAAACCTACGGCAGAGGCCACTGAGTTTGTTTTTTCCGGCAATCATAGGATGTTCAGTGATGTTGTGACTGACGTTAGTAATATTGTTAGCGATTTAATGAGGTTAAAATGATTGACGAGCACCGAAAGATATTAAAAGAAATACGGCGTGACTTAGTAACGTTGCTTGGAAATTTCTACGGTTCGATAAAGTTCAATCTTAATTCAACGACCGAGAAAGACCCTAAAATACAACAGAGTATTTGTAATGTTGAAACCGAAGTAGAGGGTGTAAGTATCGAAGAATCCGTAAGGGTGAAGAAATGATCGACAAAATATCAGGCAAAAAAGCATGTATAGCAATGTTCGGAGTCTCTTCTTTGGTTGCAATGGCAGGCGTAGCTCCTGTCGCCGAAAAGAAGTGGTATGGACTTGGAATTGTAATTATTGTTGTTGCGCATACGGTTGTGCAATATTTTTTAGATAAATCTGACAAACAGAAAGGAAGTGAAGAATGAAGAAACTAATTTTAATATTGACAGGATTGTTAGTGCTGATGGGTTGCAAGAAAGAAATACAATGTGATCACGTTTGGAAAGAGGGGGTATCACAGGAATATGCCAAAAAAAACTTAGGTAGCATTACCGATCCTAAGTTTTATTACACGTGCACGGTGTGTCTAAAAGAACTTGGATATACTGAAACAGAAATAGAAGACGGGGTTATTATTGTTTCTCCGGTTTTAAGGAGTTCAAAATGAAAAAGAAAAGATTAATGACGATTGTTTTTACAGTTATTATAACGTTTATGCTTACTGCTAGACTTATGATAACTTTGTATGCAAACACTGAACCGGGCAACCTTGTGCTTACAAAGACTGCCGCAGGTGACGAGGTTTTTAGATACGTTTCGGCAGGCGACAGTGTGGGACTTATCCCTTATAGCACTGAGAGGATTGCTGAGAATGATGACGATGAAATAGTATTCCATGACAATGAATATGGTTTGGTTGATGTTACTTTTGAGCATATCCTTGAGATTGTCGGGAACGACCAAGTCATCGCATTCGGCGATGATGCTGGCGAGGACGAAATAGTATTCGATCTCAATTATGATCTTGAAGATAATGGCGTATTTGATGACATAGTATTCACTTTGGACGATATAGAAGTAATATTTAAAGTTAAAGATGATAAATTTCATATCGAGTACGACCCCAATGAATTAACTGAATCAGCAATAAAGTGGTTGGAAGGTATGCAAAAAGAATTTCCACAATGGAAAGCAACACAACTTTTAAGGAGTTCAAAATGAAGAAATCAAGAATGATCCTACAGATGGCAATAGGGATTTTGGTAGTAGCATTACTCACAGCTAATCTTGTGATGAGTATGCGGAAAGAGACGCCGAATATCAAACCGCTTGATAGCTTCCTTATGCCTACGAAAGACGACTGGAAAGTAACCTATGGTGACACTCTTGAAACGCAGATAGTCTACAATCTTGCGGTTATGCGGTTCGATCAGAAAGCTATATTCGCTTTGGTAGAAAGTTATCACCCTAGAGACCCAAATGAGGTGAAGGCTAAATAATGTATATTTCTCTATTCTGGCTATGGGTAATAATAATGATTGCCGCTAGTTGCGGAGAGAACCAAAACTAAATAAATAACAGGGATAACTCTGAACAACAGACCCTTGTGATGTATTCCATCGTGGAATGCGCGCAAGGGTTTTTTTATTAACTGCTTCACGGACACGGGCAATAGAACACGCTTGGATGCCGCAGGCAGGCCGATGTCGGGCCTTTAGAAGCACATTGAAAGGAGCCAAAAAATGGCCGAAGAAACAAAGGACATAAAACAAGAGACTGGGGATGTCGCCCAGACTACGGGCATAGACGCCGCTGCTGGCGTTCAGCAGGACGTTACCTCGGATGCCGCGGGGAATCAGGATGAAGTTGCAGGATTAAAGGCTGCCGCTGCGGAAGAACGTAAGAAACGACAGGATATTGAAGCACAATTAAAGCTTCAACAGGATCAGATGTTGCTTATGAACGCTAACGCACCGCAGACACAGATTCAGCAACCTAAGTCAGAATATGAACAGGCTATTATCGATTTGGGTTATGATCCCGAATATTTGACTGAGCCGGAAAGAGGAAATGTTTTTGCGCGTATGACACAGAACATGAACGTCAGAAATTCTCAAAACGCTCAGGCTCAGGCTAATCAACAGTTCATCAATGCCAATCCTGATTATAATGAGGCTGTAGGCAGACAAGTGGGAAACCAGTTTATACCTTCCGCCGAAATAACTGAAATTTTACAAAGAAAGCCGCATCTAACCGCTGCTGCTTATGCAAGTTCCGAAGGTGCTTATAGGATCGTCACAGACGAACGAGCATTAAAAGAACTTCAGCAGAAAACCGCTGTCAATGACGAACACTTAAGCCAGAACGAGATCGATAATAAGACCTCGGTTGTATCTGGTGCGGCTGCCGCAGGCGGCGCAATTCCCGGTAACGCGGGGAAGGTGAACGTCCAGCAGCAGCAGGATATGGAGCAGCGGGTAGCCGACGGCGAATTTAATTCATAGAAAGGAGAAAGCGTATGCCTTCTCAAGTAATAACAACCACACAGATCGACCATCCGGTAAATATACATTACCAAAGGATGGTTCTGACGCGTGTACTACCGGCCTTTTTGTATAATCAATGGGGCCTCGACGTGACAATGCCGCAGCATGAGGGCGACACCACCAAATGGCGGAGATGGGCTAATCTGGCAGATCAGCTAACCCCTCTATCCGAAGGTGAAGATCCTACACCGCTGTTGTTGTCAAAAACAGACATCACCGCATTACTGAAAGAGTATGGAGCGTTAATTAAGACTTCTTCATGGCGTGACTTTACCGGACTTACCGACGATAATCAGCAGATGGCTGGCGTCATGCTTGACAATATGAGGTCGTCTATCGACTCTTTAGCCCGTGACGTTATCGACGGCGGAGCTTCTTCGACTACAGCATCAAACGGTTCAGGGACTGCTACATTCCTTAATAAGACCGATATTGATACTGTCGTAAATAACCTTGAAGGTCAAAATGCCATTAAGTTTAAAGACATGATACCTCCAGGGACGAAGATTTCGTCCTCACCGATTCGTTCGGCCTATATTGGTATTACACATACCGATCAAAGGTCAAGGCTTGAGGCTGTATCGGGGTTTAAGCATGTTAGTACGTATTCCAATACTACGCAGATCATGGAGCATGAGTTTGGTTCCACTGGTGACGTAAGATGGATTCTGACTACAAAGGCCCCGAAAGACACTTCAACTCCGGTTAATTACTCCAATCACATACTTGCCAAAGAGTTTTTTGGTAATGTTAAGATTAAGGGTAATACCGCTGACGGCCCACTGGTGTTTACACCAGCCGACAGAACAGGTTCAGGTTTGAGAAGGTTCTCTCTATTAGGGTGGATTCAGAACTATGCTGCACGAATCCTTAACGATAACTTCGGACACAATCTTGTAACTACCATAGCGTAGTAGAAAGGAGCATATTATGTCTGATGATAATACAAGAGTAGGCCATTGGGAAGCCGATGGAGGCGATGTAAATATCCCTCTGGGGTTTGTGCCTGACTACGTAAAAATTATTGAGCTAAATGCTGGAAGTACTATTTTCTACCATTGGTTCGAGCGCATGGAAGACGACGAAGCCACCGGTTCTCAGGAAGGTGTCTCTGATACTGGCGGTACGAAAGCCTTACTTGCTGATGACGCCGGTATTAAGGCGTTTAGCACGGGTTCGCAAAGCCCGGTTTCAGGTACAGGTGCAGGCCAGTTATCTGAGTGGGCGGCAAGCACGTCTTATACGGCCAAGACCTCAACAGCTCGCGGTTCTTTTGTACGCGGAACTGTTGGTGCTCTGAATAACACAGGGCAGGTAGTTGATCGTGAAGCGATCTTTGAGGCTGTGATAGGCGGCACATCCGGTTCAAGCGAACCGACGTGGCCCTCTGCTGTAGGCGATCAGGTCTTAGACAGCACCCCTGTATGGGAACTTGTGGTTGATATACCAGTACAGCGTACCGGGTATCAAGGATTTGTCGTTGCTGATAATATTCAGACTAACGGCAGGGAATATTACTATCTTGCTCTTAAAGCACATGATTCTATAGATCATGGCGACGTGGACGGTTGGCCGAGTGGCACCGATCCTGACTGGAGCTAAACTAAACTAATTAGAAAGGTTTAATTATGGAACTATTGACAAAAACAAGAGACGAACTCAAAGAGTACGCTGGAAAGATGCAGTTGAAGTATGCGAAGAATATCAGTGATGATAACCTTCGCAACTTAGTTGAAATGGAAGCTATCAAACGGACTGTCGAAATAGAAGAACGTGCCCGGCTTAAATTACAGCAGGAGTCCAAGATGAGATTGGATCTTGCAGAAATACGAGCAGAGGCCGATATTCGAGGCGTTACGATTGATATACCCAAAGAACCTACTTTGACTGACATTGCCAGGCTTAAGAAGGAATTGGATATTATTATCAAAGAACCAAAACCGTCGCCTGAGACTTTGGCTATTGAGTCCAGTAAGAAAGTGTATGCCATTTTCCGCAATCTCGAACAGGATGATATGGATGTATTACGTAATCCGGGCGGGAAACACTGGTTCCATTTTTGGCCTGACAAAGTTCATGTAATCCCGGAATGGCTCATCGGATACTATCGCAAGACCGCTACGGTTCCAAGATATGAAAAGAAAACTGTTCGGACGCTGGAGACTGCTCAGATTCAAGAGACAATAGAAAAGGTTGTACGAACTAAAGACAGGCAAAGGTTTTCTTTCGAGGTCCTGGGCGATGCTCCCGATGATGCCAGTTTTGGGATTGTTACAGATTCACAAATCATAAGCTCGTTAGAGCAAACTGTGTAAGGAATATATTATGAAACATTTAACACTAGCAGAGACAGATACTTTTGATGAGGTCAATAGGGCTATCAATATGCTTATTGATAACTTTACCTTGATCGAAGCAAAAGTCTGTCAACTGGCAAAGGGCCCTGAAAAGCCCAAGAAACAAGCCAAAGAAAGGGGCAAAAAATGAAAAAGTTTATCATTTTCCTCATAATGGTATTTACCTCTGTAAGTTTCGGATACGTAACTACAGACATCAATGCCGAAATAGTAATGAATCCAGACCAACTTGCTCAGTATCTCCGTGATTCATTCTCCAACGTGACAAGTGATACATTCTTGTTCACGCCCAGAGCAACAGCACCGGCAGGAACATTGGCGGCTGAAGGACGTGTGTATTATGATAGTGTGTCTAAGACACTGCAACTACACAACGGTACATCTTTCACACCGATAGATACCGCTGGCGGAGTATCGCTGGACAGTGCTTACAACTTTGGAAGTGCCGGTGGTGGACGTGCGATAGGCGTAACTGACGGTGCTATAACGATGACTAAGGACGACGGAGGTACAGAGAATGTTCTGGAAATCTCCGCAAGCCCGTCCGGTTCTGCCGATGGCGATGGTATCTTAGTTACACTGGGTACTAACTCCACAGGCGTAGGTATTCAGTTTGCTTTAGGCGCAGGTGCTACGAACGACCTTGCAGGTACGAGCGATGCCTGGACAATCTCCAAGGCTGGTGCTTTTGCAGGCGTAGGCGGTACGTGGACAGGCGATCATCTGTTTACCGGAAACGCGGCTAATATTGAAGTAGATGTCTCTCAAGACGCACTACACTTCCTTGATAACGCTATTCTTGCAATCGGCGGGGCAACTACGGCAGCCGGCGATTTCACGTTTAGTTATGACGGGACAGACTTTAACTTAGAGGCAGCTGCAGCAAACGATCTGTATCGGATGGGCGAAACTACCCACTTCGACCTTATAATTCATGGTGCAACAAACACTAATGAAGTTACGTTCGATACGGACGATTCTGCTCTGCTTTGTATCTTTGACGGATTCGACTTGAGAATGAATGACGATGATGTGATTATATTTGGTGATAGCGTCGCTTCTGATTCATTCACAGTAAAGTTCGATGAAACGACTGACAACTTGCTTATTGTAGCAACAACAGCTAATGATCAAGTTCAGTTTGGAGATGGTACGTCGAGCAGTACAGATGTTAAGATGATGGGTGCTACGGACGGCGATTTCGTGTTGTTCGATGCTTCTGCTGACGAATTGTTCTTTGAAGACTGCGACCTGAAAATCAACGAAGGTGCTCAGATCGAGTTCGCCGTAGCCGACAATAGTATTGACTGGACGATTGATGTTTCGACAGACGAGACTCTTTTGTTCCTCCCTGCTGAGACTACCGATGACCAGACGTTTAACGTTGGTAACGCTACAAACACTTCTGACGTTAGATTCTTCGGTGCAACGGCAAGTACAGTCGTATTTGACGCTTCGGCTGATGCAGTATTATTTGATGTTTATAATATAGCCCTTGGCGATGGTGATTCACTTTTGTTTGGTGACACTTTAGGCACAGGTGATTTTTCAATCACAGACACTTCCGACGTTTTAGTTATCAACAATGTTGTTGACGGTACAGGAACGGTAGGATTTGGTGCTGCCGGTACAGGTATTGACGTTGACTTTCATGGCGACGCTGGTTCTGGCCTAATGACATGGGATGAAAACGCAAACACCAATGGAGCATTAGTATTTAATAATGCTGATGTTGAAATGGGTGATGCTGATTTCATTCAGTTTGGCGATGGTGCAGACCTGACTATATCCGCGACAACGATCACTACAACTATGACATTAGCTGCGGGTAGCGTTTTGACAATAGCCGACACTGATAATGTAGCTTCTTTATTGACGTTCGGCGTTTCTGGCGGAACTCATGGTTTAGACGTTTTATTCCAGGGGTCTACTGCCGGTGACATCGTTGATTGGGATGCCGGTAATGATACATGGAACTTTGGTGTTGACGCTACTGGTGTTGATGTTAATTTCCATAGCGATACCACACTGAAGTTAATGAAGTGGGTTGAAGCTACCAGTATCCTGTCTCTCGATGGTGCTACGGCTATGCTTGAGTTCCGTGGAGCTAATGTTGATGTCCATGAAACAACTCTTGCCGTTGTTGAACCTACCAAAAGTAATATCGTAAACTTACCTGATGATACAGGTGAGTTATCTTATATTGCTGAGGGTGGAACTGTTGCCTTCGGGCCAACTGGTGCAATTCCACTGACCGATGCCGTTGTATTGTGGACCTCAACTGGAGCTGATGCAATATCTTTGCCAGACGGTACTTCTGCTGGTCAGATTTTATCACTCGTTCTTGTGGCTCAAGCTGGTGGTGCTAGTACGCTTACTCCTGATTCAGTTACAGGTTCAGGATGGGCGACAATGGTATTTACTAATGTTGGTGAATCAGCGACTTTCTTATATGTCGATTCTACTATTGGATGGTTATGCCTTGGCACTTTTGGCGTATCAACACAACCGTTGATAACACAGTAAATTTAACGGGCGGGGCTTCGGCCTCGCCCTTATTTTGAGGTTACTATGGCGATTACATGGAATATAGCAGGCTTAACAACCAGATTCAGAGAAGATACCGGGCGAAGACAGACAACGGATATATCTGATAGTGATATCGCTGATTTTATCAATGATTATTATGTCAACGATTTTCCCAGTGATGCAAAAGTCGATGAGTTTGATACATTCTTTACGCAGGCACTGTCGGCTACTGATGACGGTGAGTATACGATTGACAGCGGTGTTGACAGGCTTGACGACCCTGTAACCATCAATGGCCGTGAGATAGTTTTATCCAGGGATAGAGAAGAATTTTTTGCTACACATCATCACCATCACTTCCTGCATGGACATTTTCACGGAGCAAGAACTAATTTACACGGCCAGTTTGAAGACGAGCAGTTTATTACAAACCCTAATCTAGTGATAGGTTCTTCAAATTCTGCAAGGGTAAAACATGACAGCTTTGACTATGAGGTGCAGAGTAAGTCATATTCCAAGTCATCAAGTGAAGTTGCTCTGACTGGCGATGCTGTTCCTGTAGATACTTTTGGCGCGTGGAGTTTAAAAGTCGATACTGACGGGACTATTACCGTAACCGCTGCCGGAGCGAATGGGACGGGCTATGACACTGCACGTATGGCCTTGGACGCCCTGGGGACATCTGACGCCGACACTGCCTATATGGGCTATGTAACAGTGATAAATACATCCGGTGCATTTACGCCCGACACGACTACTTTAGACGCCTCCGGTGTGACGGCTACTTTTACTGACGGCAGATTTGAAAACAGGGCAGAACCTACAAGTGCTTTACTTTACGGTACACAATTATTTGTAAGACCAAAACCAAACGACATATATCAACTAAAGGCGTTACAGATAGCCAAAAGACCAACAGCCTTATCGGGGGCAACAGTAATAGCCGACCCAAAACACGGTAAGGCGATAGCTCGCGGAGCGGCTATACAATTCCTTGAACCAAGAGGCGGACAGAAAAGAATAGACGACCTCGCGTTTACAACTAGATTTATGTTTAATTCGATTCGTTCGGACAAAATTAAAAGATTATTAGGCCAAGAAATCCAAAGGAGAAACTAATGGCTACAGACGACAGAAGAAATGAAGATGCAAGATTTCCAGTTGCGAGATATGAATTCCCAACGGAAACATTACCGGCAATAGGTGTGACAGCACAGACAGAGACACTAGGCAATATCAACGGGACGATAGAAGCTCTTGAAATAGTGATAGCCGACACAACCGATGGGGTTACTTTTACAGTAACTATTACATCTGCAACTGGTGCGACATTGTTTAGCGAGGCTTCACTTGCCGATAACCAGACCCATTACAAAGTAGCACTCAGTAATAAGGCTACGCAGGATGCAGACTTTAACCCGATCCCTGTAAATTCAACATTAACCGTAACCGTAACTCCAAATGCCAGCCCGGACGCTGCCGGTAATAATACCGTGGATGTTCAAGTGATAATTTATGTAAGGTGATTAACATGAAAAAAAGAATACTAAATATATTTATAGCAAGTTTGCTTGTAATTATTACACTCTTACAGTTTGGCGCATGGGATAATAACCTTCCTGCCGATAACTCCCTGTGGAATAACGCAGCAGGCGAGATCAGAGCAAACAACGACGCTCTGGAAGTGGAGCTTGGTGTTGATCTTAACGAGGCTCATCCTTATTTTCAAGCAGCGGCCCCGACTAAGAAACCGGACACGACAACCGCTCTGGACGTTGATGATCTCGGACGGCTATGGACTGACTCCGACGATAATGTGATATATGTATTGACGGCATTTGCCGGGCCTACCTGGACATCCACAGCGTCGGCGAGTGATATTTCCACTTCCGATCCTACTTTTACATTAACGAATACAGACGTTGAAGATTCGGACGGAGGGCGTCAGTCTCAATTCATTGGCAAAGGAACGCAATCGGGGAGTGAGCTTACTACGCTTGGGCTTACAGAGTTCTCGCACGATGGAACCAGTGATGACGAAAAAGGAAAATGGCGGGTTGTTCTCAATTCCGGTTCTGAAGGAAATTCGCCAACTAATGTACCGATAGAATATACGGCGGACGGCAAGATTAAAGTTGCAAATTCCTTGTCGGTACTTGATGAGGACACTTTGAGTTCTGATGATGATAAAGTTGTACCTACGCAACAGAGCGTTAAGGCGTATGCAGATACTAAATCAACTATTGCCTTTCCAGAGACAACTGTTTTTAATACAACCCTGGCCTCAGCGGATACATTTCAGGATTTAGATTTATCTGCAACAGTAGGCTCAAATTCCGCCTTAGTATTCTTAGAAATTACAGCAACAACTTTTTCTGATCGTTATGCCGTAAAACAAAAAGGTACAGGAAGTGGAACAGCGGCTGGTGTCCATTATGGAGCGAGCACTCCGTGGGGTGCTGCGTCTTTCACAGGCGAAGGCAATACTACTATCGTGAACCTTGTTACAACGACAGATTCTTCCGGCATAATACAACATGCCTGTAGTTCAAATACAGAAACTATTACAATAGTAATGAGATCCTTTATAAAATAACATAATGCCTCCCTACCAACCATTTTTAATAGCAGGATTGAAAACGGCAAAGTTCATTGGCTTAGAGCCGTGGCAAAGCCCACAGGATGCGTTTCCTACGATAGAGAATGCGTTCGTCAATAAAGGTGTGCTTGAAAAGCGTAGAGGCTACAGCCCGTTTGCCCAGATGAAACATGGGGCAGTGGCCCAGACAAATACTTCAATAGTCGGAATAAAATCATATCTTAACCGTGGTATGCCTTCTTTACTTATAATGGATACTACCAGAGCAAACTACTACAACCCAGTTGACGGAACGATGACTGATGTATCGAGTGACCTTGCTACTCCCGCTGATATTTTTACCGGATCGGCTTCTGATTTCTTTAGTTTTCTGAACTGGCGTGGTGTGGCATATATGGTAAATAATGTAGACCAGGTATATCAATGGACTGGTCTTGGCGATGCCGTAGTACCATTTAATATCCAGATAACCTCTACAGACTCTAAGCCTAACCATATTGATACATGCCAGTACATTTTCGTTATTGACGACCGAATGGTATTATTAGGTACGGTAGAACTTGGAACATGGTTCCCCCAAAGATTAAGGTTTGGGGCAGTTCTGCAAACAGACTTTACCCAAGCGGGCGGAGGTACTGATGATGCTGAGACACAGCAAAGAATAAGTGCGGCGGGGATGATTGGTAAAACGGGTTTTGCTTTCTTTGAAGGGGGTGACGGCGGTGGGTCAAAAAAAGGGTCTTTTTTGAGAATAAGACGTACGGTAACAACCACGGAGGGTTCGCCAGCTCCATATTCAGGTATTGAGTTTAAGGATGGACTGGTTGCTATCGGCACGTCGGATATTCTGTTTACAGAGGGTTCACTGATAAACCCAATTCAGTTTTTAGGCGGTGAGAGGGTTAGGGATCTTCTTACTGAGTTCAACAATGCTAAGATCAGAAGTGTCTATGGGTACAAACAAAAAGAGATAGACCAGAATCATTTACTGTTTACGTTTGCAAATGCGGGCGAAACAACTATGAATCGAATACTTGATTATAATATACCAGAAGGCAACTGGACTATCCATAAATCAGCACAATCGTTTTTCGTTAATGTCATAGGCGGATTTAACGATCAGAAGGTTCCAACAATGTCCGAACTTGACGATGTGATTACGTTCGATGGCGATATAGTGTCAAATATAACGGTTGACTCAAGGGCGGTTCTTGGTAGTCCGTCACCATTTACTTTGATCGGGTGCAGAAATTCAAGGGTTTATAAATGGAATGACGGTGAGTTTGACGGAACAAACGATTCCAGTGGTAATATAAATCTTAATGCCTTGTCAAGTCGCTGGAATCCATTCACAAAGAACGGGCGTAAAGTTGCCTGCGAGAAGATAGGTTTCTTAGTTGACAACGATGCAAATGCTTCATTCACTGCGTCGGTGTTTAAAAACACAGGTTCAGCAGCCTACCAGACGAAAGTAATATCCTGTGATAGCGACGATGACACAGTAGACAAGTTTTGGGTATGGATATTCTGCGACGGGGAAATAGGAAACTTCCACAGGATACAGATTTCTCATACCGCGAGAGGAAACACTCCGAAAATCCATGCTTATATGCCGTATTTCGCTCAGGCAGGAAGGCTCGATCTATGACCATAGAAAGACTAGACTCCGATTTCATACTGCCGATTGACATAGAGGCTTTAACCAGCGGAGACACAAAACTTACTACTGAATATTTCGTGAAACTCGTTAGGACATTACAGATAGTATTAGATGAAATAGTAGCGGCTGCGAACTTCTCAGTGACAGTGGCTACCGGTGACGCTGTTTATTACAAGTTGCCGGGCACAGACGGACAATACATTGACGGAACATGGCGGACAATACAAGTCGGCGATAACCTTGAAACTCAAGTAAAAATTAGCGGAAACTTTATAACAGCACTAGTAAGAGAAAGGCCACTATGACAAATCACTAATCACATTAATCTTTAAGATCAAGTAAAAATTAACGGAACACGTAAAAGAAAGACCACTATGAAAAAACTACTAATCACACTAATCACATTAATCTTGTTTGGATCGATTGCTTTTGGCGATACATACACATCTCACCAAAAGCCAAATGCCGACAGTACGCTCGACATAGGCACTTCGTCATTGTTTTGGCGGACTGTCTACGCAGATGCTTTCACAGACGGCGTCCTGAGCGTCACAGGAGGCTCTATAACGTCCGCCGTCAATGGAACCTTCAGCGGGATACTTACTGCGGGAACGCTTAAAGACAGCACTGCTACGCTCACAGGCGGCAATCTGACTGGTATGGGGAATATTACCGGCACAGATATTGATATTAGTGCGGGTACAGGCGACTATTCTACGTCTGGTACGGGCACTTTTGGGCAGATAGTCGACAACGGACTGGAAGCTTCGCTTGGTGTTTACACAGACGCTTCAAAACAATTAACGTCAAACGCTCCTTCCACTGGAACACTTGGTTACTGGACGCGGACAGGCACTACGCTTTCGATGGTGAATACTGCTGACCTTGTGACTCTTGGCGGTGCATTAACTGTTACTGACACTCTCACGGCTAATGGTACTTTTACAAATGGCAGGGTTATACTGCTTGACACTCAAGGTACATGGAGCGTAGAAGGCGGCAATCCATTCGCATGGGGTGTCTTAGTAGCTACAAACAGTTATTTCAATATTGACACCGATAACGAAATTATATCATTCGGCAGCACCACCGTAGGCCCAACCTACGAGTTCCTTGGCAACGGGCTTACAACACACGGCGGCGACGTAACGATAGACCGGCAAGCCCTTGCGACCGATGCCATCCTGACGATGGATGGTTCAAGTAGTCAGCCCGGTACGCTTCGATACGAGAGTGATAATCAGTTGTTTTTGCTTGATAAGTCATTAGATGTAGGCGGAATGGAAGGCGTTGGGGCGCCTGGCAATCTCGGCATTAAATCAGATAGTGGTGCTTTGGCAATCCGTATCGAAGAAAATAGCGGGGTAGAAGGCTGGCATATAGGAGTTGATGCCGATGGTGACTTAAATTTTGATGATTCAAATACTGGGATAAAGATTACTTTTCAAGATGAAACAGGCAGAGTCGGAATTGGAACTGTTGATCCCAGTAAGGCGTTAGAGTTGAGAACAGGCGTACCTGTTATAAGACTCAGGGATACCGGCGACACCACAACAGCTACCACTGCGTTTGTAGAGTTTGGGGGGACGACGGCGAGTAATTGGGATAGAACTGGCTATATAGGTGATGGATCAAGCGGAGATACTCATATAAGGGTACGTGCTGAAGATAGTGATTTATATTTAGGGGATTCAAGCGGTGAGCAGGTCTTAATTTTAAGCGATGGAGATGCTACGTTCTCTGGTGATGTTGATATTACGGGGGACATTACAGGCGACCAGATGGCGTTGAACGGAAACACTATCGTCGCCGGTACGAGCCTTAACATCGCCCCATTGCTTTCTACTATTGCGGCTGGTGCAAATAACTATATAGGCGTAGATTTAAGACCTCTAGTTAGCCATTCAGCGGCAGGAAAGAGCGATACAGGATTATTTCTTGCCGTCTTCGCGGCGGACCACGGAAACAACGTAACCAATCTTGTAGGGGTTGAAGCCGGAATTGCTCACTTTAATTACACTGGAACAATAGCAAATGCACAAGGAATCTCAATTTCAGCAGCTTTCGCCACTGCCGGTGGAACCGTAACGGACTACAGGGCGTTAGAAATACTAAACGCTACGAACACAGGCACGTTTGGAACTCAGTACGGTATCTATATAGAGGACATGACAACTGCAACGACTGACTGGGCCATCTTCTCTCTCGGCGGCAACTCCGCCCATGCCGGGAACTTAAGACTAGGCGATACGACAGCACCGACAGTCGGCACTTTGGAAGTCAACGGTTCTATAAACTTCGCAGAGGTATCTACTCCAACAGCACTGCCGAATTTCGGAGCTCTTTACACCAAGTCAGACAACGCTCTGTATTTTCAGGATGGGGCGGGTACGGAGCATATTGTCCACGGCGACGCGTTTAGTAATCTATGGTTCCACGATGTAGTCGTCAGTACTATAACAATAAGTGCCGCAGATACATTTGTGGCAGTTACGTCTTTTGATGATCTTGGCGAGGAAGATGATCTTGGCAACTTGATAGGCAGTACGTCCACGAATGATATGACGGTTGGAGCAAATGGAGCGGGAGAATACAAAGCAACGTTTCATTTGTCAGCAGGTTCGGGCGGAGCCGCTGATGAGTTTATAGTTGTGTTAGGGCAGGTACTTGCAACTCCTATTACAATAACGGCAGCCACAACTGCGACACCTATTGTATGTACCGCTGTGGGTCATGGCATGAGGAAAGGCGATATGGTCACTATTTCAGGCGGTACTGGAATGACCGCTATAAATGGCGACTGGTTCCTGAAACCTGTTACTGCTGACACCTTTACATTATTGGATTTGCAAGGTGCTAATTCGGTTGGTTCCGGTACTTATGACGGTTCGAGTGCCGATGTAGACATTATATATCACGGCAATATATTACTACACCGCAAGTTAGCACAAGGTCAATTAGGCACTGGTGGAGCCAATGCTGATTTACGACTTTCGGTATCTGACAAATTAAAACTATATGTAGCCAACATAGGCGGAACAGATGATATAGATTTTACGATTGTAAACATGGAAGCTAAACGAATTGGCGACTAATAATGAAATTTGAAGACTTGACATTTATAAGGCTAACACAGCCAGACCAATTCAGGTTGATCCCGCCTGAGTTGTTTGAGCAGGTGAAAGAA